GCCATGACCCCGCGCCAACTGTTGGAAGGAGGTTTCTGCGATGCTGTGCGTGTTATGATCAAGAAAGAACCGCACTCCGAGGCCAAGATGCTCGCTCGTCTCTACCGCGTCATCCAAGCCACCAGCATGGTGGACCAGCTCATTGAGCGGCTGCTTTGGGATGAGATTCACTGTCATGAAACTCATGCCTATAAGCAGCTGCCCTTCCGGATTGGCCAACACGCTGATGACCAGGAGCTCACAGACACTCACAATTACATGTTTCCTCCCTCGCAGAGTGGGAAGACGCGTGCGCAGGCCGGTCGCGGATCCGATGCTCGTTTCTTCGACTGGACTCAGCCTGTTGAGGTCGGTGAGTATGCGGTGGAGTACGCTCTCTCAGCATATGACTGCTCATTAGAGATCGTCCACATGATGCATGCTCGGGAGATAGTGGTGAACAAGCGAATCCTCGTTAATAGCGATGGACACGCTTGGTCTGCCATTGTCCCCGGCACTCACGCAACCGGACGGTTCCAAACTGGCGCACGTAACTGTTATTGGCGAGCGATCGCCGCTATGTACGTGGGTGGGTTGATCTCTGGTGTTCGTCCTCCTCTGAATTACGTGAGGGTCCTTGGTGATGATTGCATCGAGGGACTTCCGTCTGACAACGCCGTGTTGACAAAGGCTGTGGAGCTTTACGCTACGTTGGGTATTCGGCTTAAGCCGTGGGACTCCGAGTTCTGCGGCTTTGTCTTTACGCCCAATGGGTGGACCAACACGGCGACGTCTCTCGCTAAGTCGTTGGCGCGCTACTCCGTTAGCAAGCGCGTCGATGATGCCAATCTTGGCAACTACGACCTCGCGTTCAGGTGGAGCCTCGAGGCGGCCGGCAAGTTCCGGGCGCTGCGGTTTCTCAAGATCACCCGCACAAATGGGGCAGGCGGGGCCCCAAAGGTTTCGGTGTAAATACATCGATTTCCTTTGTGTACAGGTGCCAATACATAAGGTGCACTTGAGAGCTACAAAACGCTCTAAATAGATACAGAAAACCCATAAACAAGAAGAAAAGCGAGCAAGAAAATTGAAAATGCCAAAGAAA